CATAGCAAATCAACTTAAATTTATATACCAACATGCTCCTTTAATAGGTATGATGCCACTGGACAAGCCTGTAGGAGATGTGCCTATACGTCAATACATAAAAGGTAAACTACCCAAGCAAATGACAGGTGCTATGCTATTTATGATGGCATATAACTGGAGACTAAAACAAGGTGACACAACAAATTGGTATGAGTTTAAAGACAATAATAATAATATAGTTGATGGCAGACCTGTGTATGGTCCTTTTGGTTCACAAGTTCTTTTGGCTGATTATATTATACGCTATCAAAATGGTAGCTTACCGCCTACTAGAACAACTCTAATGCGAGACACATTAGAAGCAACCTTGGGTACTACATTTAGAACAGGTTTAGGTTTAGCGGCATTGGATAATATAGTAGAAGATTTTCCCTCTCTCTTTGAAGAGGACGCAGGTGGTAAAGGTGTAGAAGCATCCGCAGAACTTGTTGCTAATTTAGTAAACACTTTTCTTTTACCAACATCTGCAGTACGAGACTTGTACGCACAGTTTAACAGAGATGGCAGGGGCATACCAGAAACACGTAATGGAGAATTTAATTTTTTAGATATACTTTATCAGAGAGGTACACGTTCTCTGCCTAAGAACTTTGCAGGTGAGTATTCAGAGAGAGCTAAATCAGCATTTGAGAGTGAAGAGTTAATGCAGATAAACCCATTAGAAAAACAACTATTTGGATTTAGCAAACGTAAACGCAAAAATAGACTACAAGAAGAAATGGGTAGACTAAATCTACGACCCTTTGATTTGTACAAAAGAGACAAGAATGCTGTGAGAGATAAATATGTAAGAGATGTTTTATCAAGAGAAGGCGGTGAATTTAATTTAAATGAAAAATTAGATGAATTTATAAAATCTGATAGGTATACATCAATACCCGACACTCCTGACGGTATAGCAATAAAAAGAGATTTATTAGATTCTGCAGCGGATAATCTATTAGAACGTGCCAGAGTGGAAGCAGATGCTAGAATAGAACAGGAAGCTATGGATGCAGGAGCAGCTTACACTTTTAGTGACAGATTACGTTGGCAGAGACTAAATAGAATAGACAAGAGAAGAATAGACGCTGAATATAAAATATTATTTGGTGGTGAAAACAGCGTATCTGAGGATAGAGACAAAACAATCATGGTTGACGGTGTGAGAATGAACGTATTATCGTGGGCTATAAATAGGTCTAAAGTTATTAGAGGTAAAAAAGGAGTGTTTAATTAATGGGTGCTATATTTCAAAAAGAATTACAGCTAATAGACAGCATAGAAAAAGCTGACACAGAAGATGACTTTACACAGTTTGAGCCTGTGCTTACTCGTGCTGAAGAAGCGTTGATAAAAGCAAAGAAGACTGAGCTAACTCGTGAAGATAGACGCAGTGACTTTCACTCTAACAGACAAAGACCTGTAGAAGATGCATATACAATAGCAGGTGTAACTGGTGCTGTAGCTGATGTCACACCTGTGATAGGTGAAATAAAAGCTATCTCTGAGCTACCAGATGATTTGGCATATGCAGAAGAATTGTTTAAGGCAGGGTATGACCAAGATGATTTAAGACAAATGGGATTGGGTGGTGCATACTCTGTGCTGTCTGTAATGGGCATAGTGCCGGGCATCAGAGTAGGCGCAAAGGCAGCTAAGAAAAGTTTTAAAGAAATAATGGATGAAGAGTTGGCTAAAGATGTAAAGCCAGAACCTCCAAAGGTGGATACACCACCCAAGGAGGTACTTTCCTCTGAAACTACAGAGGAGTTTTTGCAAAAAAGAGAAAAATCATCTAGTCAAGAGACTGCAAAAAGGCAGTACGGCTTGATGTCTAAACGCTAAGTTTCTCTGTAAATGCAGACTTTGGACTGCACCCTACATATATAACTTGTGCCATTGGGTAATTTATTGATATATGTTCATCCAAACTACTCCATATCTTTTTCTCATTTTCTTCTAAATAAGTTTTGCACTCTTCTACCTTTGTAAAAGAAGCTTGCTTAAACTCTATCGTTGTAGAGTAAGAACCTAACATCAACGCTGCATATATTATAAATGTCTCCATCACCTATTATCTCCTGAACCACCGATAACTCCCCTTGCTTTTCTATCTTCTAATTTACTTAGATTATCTTCCATTATCTTACCAAGATTAGAGCCTAGCTCTTCTGCTAGTACAGCCAGATACCAACACACATCGCCTAGCTCTTTACCTATCTCCTTGCGTTTATCTGGTGTATCTCCCCCATCACGTATTAACTTCTTTACTTTGTTTGCGACCTCTCCTGCTTCACCAGTGAGACCTAGTGCAAGATATTGTACACCTAATTCTTTTGGGAATATAGCTGTCTTACATGCAGACCTCTGATATTCCGTAGCAGTTATTGTGCTAATGTTTCTCCATTTCATAAACTGTATCGCTTCCTTTTGTAAGTTGTTCATCTTTTTTAATCCTCGACAGGTTCTCAAAATACGCAGTGTTAAACCCACGTTGCCACTCTTTGAGTTGCATATCTTCTCTGAAGCGTGGGCGAAACTCTGTGAATAGTTTTTCTCTACCTATCTGCCTATACTTACCGCCCTTTTTGAACGCTTCATACCCCCACCTAAATTGTATTTTAAGTGGGGCATCATACCTCTTGAACTTCCTATGCTGCATCCTTCTTCTCCTTGAACGCTTTGATAACATCAGACGAGAATAGTTTCTGTAAGTTTAGTAGATACATGCGTGATGCATTATGGTCTCCACCAGACACAGACTTTTTATAATCTAAATTACTTATGATGCGTCTAAGGCTCTTAGTGTCAAACACTAGAGTAGCAAAGACATCATCGCCTATACATAAATTATGAAACCAATAGTCTGATTCGGTGGCATTGATACCGCTAGGCTTACCATAGCATTCGTATTCTATAGCAATGTTACCGGTTCTCTGCCACACATCTCGCTCACTCTTGACTTCAATCTTTTTGTCTTGCAACATATCAGCCACAAGTTGTTCTCTGACCTTGCCATACTGCAGGTCTATGTCAATCTTCTTTCTATTTTTTGGTGACGGTGCTGTCTTTGTCATTAGATGTCCCTTCATCTTGAGGTTGTTGTTGTATTAAGTATTTAGCAATCATATTTAGTTTACCATCGTATTCTGCTACCTTCCCTAATTCTTTTTCAATGGTCTCCTGAATATCTTGATGCTGACCTATACCTGTTGGACTTTGTAATAGCACACTTACATTTGCTAGGTGTTTATTTATTTGTCCTCTAAGATAGGTCACTTGTGCATTTAATAATAAGTCTTTCATTGTATCTCCTTTATGCGCTAATGTCAACTACTTCACACACACCTGCTGTGCATGCTAGGTCACGACTGCCTGATGTTGTATCTTCTTTTTCAAACTCAGACAATGCTCTCCAATCAATACCCTTTGGCATCTTGCTTAACATATCTTTGTACTCTACTTCAGTGCAGTCTTGATACGGTGCTTGCTTGTAGGTATGCTCACTGAAAGGTAAAAAGCTTATACCTGATACTTCATCAAAGTGTTCGTACACCCAAGCACCTACCTCTAACCACTCGTGTTCTTTTACAGAGATAGTTACAGATGGCTTGTGTTCACACCAGTATGTCTGGTATTTCAACCATATATTTAATTGTTCTATGGCTGTCATGTCTTGTCTAAACACAGCAGTAGACGGTGCTTGCATAGGAAAGCTAAATACTGTAGTGCTTTGTGGCTTCATTACATCAGGCTCAGATGGTATACCTTGTGCTACCATGAACTGTGTGAGTGGGTCTTTGTTATCACCACGAACTGTACGTATATAGTGTGGATTATGCCGAGCGTGTATGCCACTAGCACTGTCAACTAATTGACTAACTGTACCACTAGGCTTGACTGTAGTTACAGCAGTAGACTGTGGTATGCCTAACTTAGCGGACACTTTTCTGTTTGTCTCGACAGCAGTCTCACGTAACTTTGTAAGCAATCCTTCTATATTGTTACCTATTTTTGAACTCTTACCACTTAGTAGAGCGTTGTCCATGATACCAGTTAGTGACACACCTAACAGTCTTTCCTCTTCCGTATTATCTTTCCATATCTTACGTAGGTATTTAAAGTCAGTAAGAGTAGATTGATATGTGCCGAGTATGGTTGCTAGTTTTACTTTCTGTATCAGAGTTTCTTCTGTATCAGACTCACGCACTACAACTTCGGTAAGGTTACAGAACTGATAGGGACGTAATATTATTTCACTGCATGGATTGCAACCAAACTCCTGTTCTACATCTCGTCTGCCATTCTTGGACGCTTGCTTGATAGCAGACTGTCTGTTGAATATACCTCTCTCACCAGACTTGCTTTCATAGAGAGCAAGCCACTCACGCATGAATGTGTCCATATCGGGCTTGAATCTGTAGGCTACACTATTATTTGCTAATGCACGTTGCCCTTCATTCTCCCACCATTGTCCAGACTTAGCATGTCGCATCTGTGTATCTCCTAAATTAGATAGAGATATTAGTGCTGACCTACGTACACCGCCCACTACAACAACTTCACCAATCTTACACATAATATCATGGCATTCCAGTGGATATAGCCTACGATTCTTTGCTTGGGTAAACTTATCAATTAAGAATTGGAACAGTTCTTCCAAAGGTGCAGGACCACTAGCACGACCGCCAAAGGTTTTTAGTCTAGCACCTGCAGGTCTTACTTCTGATACATCCCATTGTGGTATCTGTCCTGCATACAACATGGCTATCATCTCTCGTAATGCTCTTGCCCAACCCGGTCTGCTATCAGCAACTTTTATAACAGTATCACTCTTCTCAAAGTGTTCATTTACAACTGGTAGCTTATCTACATTCTCTCTTTCTACAGAGAAGCCCACACCTGTGCCACACATTAGCACATACATAGTTTCATCAAATGCTCGTGGGCTATCGACAGGTATGTACGAACAGTTATATCCTGCTACGTGACATCTATCTAATGCAGAACCTGCAGTCATCAATGCTCTCATGCTAGGCATCACACTCAATCCCATCATAGCATCTTCTAAGTCATGCTTTGTAGCCTGTGGAATAACATGATTGTGTTTCTTTTTAAGGTGGTTAGACATGTAGTCTATATATCTTTGTACAGTCTCACTCCACGTCTCACGTCTTTGCTCATCTTCTTTCCATCTTGCGTAACGTGATAATGCGATGAAGTTTTGATAGTCTGTTGGTAAAATGTTATTCATATCACTCTCTCAATGTTTTTATACTTTTAATCTTAGCACCATGAACATCATAAAAATATTCACGAATGCCATCCTCAATTTCCTCTGATACTTTACCATCGGCAGGAATGGGGTACTCCTCTGGGTCTATATCTATAGCTATAAGCATTTTAACTAGCATTTAATCTTCCTTTTACATAATCAAAAAATCTATTTAAATACCATCGGGCTTTTCCTATATCGGCATCGCCACCTTTTTCTGTTTCTCTTAGAACATATTTTATATTATTACCTTTAATATATCCTCTATATTCTTCGGGAGTTAAGAAAGCTTCTATAACATCTATTACTTCCATATTACCTTTTTTGTAATGTGGTGGATGGTTTATTAAATCAATCTGTTTCGTCATCACGTTTTATCCCATTCATAAAATTTAAGTGTATTATATTACTATCTTTCTCTTTGTCAATAAATAAATCTTGTTGTCCATCATTATAACGATTAAGATAATCATGTAGTAGATTTCTAAATGTTTCTACTTCTTCTATTATAGGCACAGAAGCACACATCATTCTGCAGAACTGCATAAGTTTCT